GGCTTGTCTGATTGCATGCTTGGAGCGCCAGGGGAAGTTGGAGCTATCCTGGAAATGCTGCTTGGTAATTAGCTGTTGGAGCGAGTTTAAGAAGCGATAGGGAAACAGAGTATAGATTTGTGTTTTCTATGTGGCTTAGCTGAGCGGGCTCGTGGGAAATGAAGTTTTGGTAAAATATTAACACGCCTGATAACCTTCGTTAAACAAAATTTTGTATATTTGTACAAATTTTAAAATATTACGAAATGGCAAAAGAAACTTCAGGAGGTAAAATATACGTAACCTTCACAATAGACAAAGACGTTAAGAAACGTTTTAACATAACTTGCGCTAGCTTAGGGATGAATATGAGCGAAGTAGCGCAGGCAATGATGGAAAACTTTGTTGATATATCGAAAGAGATGACAGATAAAGAACGCACTAGGTTAGCCGGCGTGGATAATGTAGAAGTACAAGAAGAATATTCATCTTCAACTAGATTAAAAGAAGAATAATATGGAAGCTAAAGACTTGCAATCCCTTTTAAGAGAAGCAGCTGTAAGAACTGCTCCTGTTGTTGAATTATCAGAAAATCCAACTGAAAATGAAATAATAGAAAAAGCGGAAGTCATAACTAAGCATAATCTTGAAAACAAGTGGGACCACGTAAAAGAAATGATGGAAGGACCTTTTGCTGAAAGATTAGTTAGAGCAATGGAAGCTATGCCTGATAAAGAATTTGTTAGGGTATATGGAAAAATGATAGAATACTTTAAACCTAAAGTAATTAGAGTTGAAGGAACTAAAGAAAAACAAGAGGACAATGTATTACGAATTGAAATATATAACTCTTCAAAACAAGCTATAGAAGAAGATACAATTGATATAACACCAGAAGAAGATGGCGCAGAGTGAAGCGGCTTTTCAGCAAGAGTGTGTAATATGGTTTCATAATACATATCCAAAATTACGTGGACTTTTGTTTCACGTTAGAAATAATAGTTCAAGCAAAAGAGAGGGAGCGTACTGGAAAGCTTTAGGTGTTATGCCTGGTGTTAGTGATTTAATATTTTTATACGGATGTAAAGCTAGCCTTATAGAGCTTAAAACCGCTACTGGTTATCAATCTCCTGAGCAAATAGAATGGGAACAAAAAGTTTATGAACAAGGAATAAACTACTATGTTATAAATTCTATTGCAAAATTTAAAAATTTAATAATAAAAATAATAGAAGAATGAATACGTTAAAAGTATCAGAAACGTTTCAAATGACTTATGACGCATTCCATAAACCAGAATGCAGGCAACTAATATCTATGGGCGGTTCAAGAAGCAGTAAGTCTTATTCTATTCTACAAATGCTAATGCTTGAGCTAATAAAGAAAAAAAATATTAAAATAACTTGTTGGCGAAATACAAAAGTAACTTGTAGAGCAACTATATTAGAAGATTTTCAAAACATAATAATGTTTGACGAGGAAATAGCAAAAAAATTTAAAGAAAATAAACAAGCTGGCACATTTGTATATATACCAACAGGCTCTAGAATAGTTTTTGAAGGAGCTGACAATATAGGCAAAGTATTAGGCGGTCAGCAAAATATAAGTTTTTTTAATGAGGTGACAGAATTCTCTCGTGACGTATATTTACAAATTACGCAACGAACAAGTGGTAAAGTAATATGCGATTATAATCCGTCTAAAGACTTTTGGCTTGAATCATATAGGCATGACGATGAAACAACATTTATTAGGACAAATTTTACTAATAATTCATTTTGTCCACCGAATATAGTAAAGCAACTATTATCTTACGAGCCGTGGGAGCCTGATTCATATGAAGTTATTGACGCTGAAGTATATTATAAAGGAAGTCTAATAACACCTACTAATCAACCACCTATACATACAGCTAACTATAAAAAAGGCACTGCGTCTGTATTTATGTGGATGGTTTATGGATTAGGTTTAGGAAGCGAGAAGCCTAATCGCATATATCATGGATGGAAAAAAATTACTAGCGAAGCGTTTGATAAGTTAGAATATCCTTCTTATTTCGGACTTGATTTTGGAACATCTAATCCTACTGCTTGCACTGAAATAAAATATGATGGAAACGGAGGAATGTATATAAGAGAAAGATTATATAAACCATTAGGCGAAATAGAAGATTCTTTAGCGACAGTTATAAAAATTCAAGTTACTCAAATAAAGAAAGGAAGTTCTTATATAATATGTGACCCAGCAAAAGAAGCTTATCTTAAAATACTTCAAAACGCAGATTATTTAGCAATTGGTGCTGTTAAAGGAGCTGGTAGTATTGAAGCTGGAATAAGTATAGTTCAATCATTTACAATTTATTACGTAGCTTCTCAAAATCTTGACGCTGAATATAATAATTATTCTTGGCAATTAGACAGAAACGGTAAACCTACAGATACCCCTCTTAAATCACAAGACCACTTAATGGACTCATTGCGTTATTGTATAACCTTCTTATATGAATATCTAAATATTAAAATCTAAAGATTTTCATTGCACGCGTGAATAATATAGTACGCGCGTGTAACGCGTTCTATATATACAGTTAAAGCAAAAATATTTTTCAAAACTTTTTCAACTTTTTTAATCGCCGTATTGTTTTTTTTGCTATCTTTGTTTTAAATTGAAACGCATGAACATTCTAGGTAATTTAAAACGGATATTCTGGGAGCGCAATAAAAGCGGAGAAAACTGGTATACTGAATTACGAGATGGAGAAGGTTTTGGTTTAAGCGGTTCAAATTTAGAAATAGCACAAAATCATCCAATACTAACTCCTGCATTGTTATTTGTTAGTAAGTTATTTAGCCAAGCAGACTTCTATATGGAGAATGTTAAAACTAAAGAAAAAAAATATGAGCATAAAGTTTTAGATATGCTAAATAATCCGAACTACTATCAAACTAAAATGGATTTGTTAGAAAGTTTGATGTTTATGCAAATAGCCAACGGAGTTGCTGTTTTGTATAAAAAATCAGTAATAGGAATGCCTGATGAGGTTGGAGCTGTATATTTATTAGATTACAATAAAATAACTTGGCCTGAAAATTTCAAAACAAACACTAGTATTAAAAAAGAAGATAATAATATTGGTAAGCAAAAAATAAAATACGATAAAGATGGTGAAAATTTAGATATCGCTATAGACGATTTGTACTTTTTTTATGACATGCCAAATGCTTTTAATAGTAAAAACTTATTTAGTTGTAAATCAAGATTAGACGGGTTAAAGCAAACATTAATAAACACTTCGGACTCTTTAGTTGCAAAGAATATTATTCTTAAAACAAATGGAAAAGAAATGTTAACAGGAGCATCTGATGGATTTCCATTAAGTGAAGATGAAAAAAAAGAAGCTCAAAGATTAATGAACAATCGCTATGGTCTTTCAAGCACTAGGAGCAGAAGCATTGTTACAAAAGCAAATTTAACCTGGAAGTCATTACATATCGCCGTTAGGGACCTTGGTTTAGACGAGTCTGTTAAAGTTGATGGTAATATTATTTATACAGCATTGCATATTCCGAAAGATATTTTAAGTCTTGAAGCTAAGAAGACAACTTATAATAACTTTAAAGAATCTATGGTTTCATATATTCAAAATGAAACACAATCAACGTTAGATGCTTTTTGCGAAGTAATAAATACTTCTAGCTCTGATAAAAAATGGAAATTGAAAGGCGCTTATAATCATTTACCTGTAATGCAATACATAATGTTAGAGCGTTATGATGTTGTAAAAAAACAAGGAGATGCTTTAAAATCGTTATTAGATAATGGAGTTCCTAATGATATTGCTTTAGAAATGTGTGGAATGGATAAGACAATAAAATTAACGCAACCAAAAGTACAAAAACCAACTTCAAATAACGATACACAAAATGCCTTGTAAAAGTTGTAACGATAGGTGGAGAATAATAATTGCTAATCAAGAAAAAAATAATATTATGAAAAAAGATTCAAAAGAAAAAGACTTAGAAGTTTTTGAAAGCAATATTTATGCTGAAGAAAAAAAAGTGCTTGAGTCTAAGCCTAATATCAATAAAATTATTGAAGATAGGAGAAAAGCTTTAGAAAACGGAAAAATAATTAAAAAATAAGAACCATGGCAGAAAAAGTAGTAGCTACTAAAGTAGAGCAAGTAGTTTCTGAAGTTGCAGAAACTAATATAAATGAGTGTGGATGTATAATCAAACCAATCGAAGAGATTATTACAACAAAACAACCAGAAGTTGAAATTGCTGAAGAAAAAGAAAAATAATAAAATGAATAAATTAGTTATACCTAAATTTGATAC